CATAATCCATCTCTTCCCATGCCCAAGATGGAGTTTTGATCTTTGCGATTAAATAACCCATGCCAATCATAGTCGCAAAACCTGCATACTTAGACTTTAGTTGGCCTTGGGCTGATGTTTGCAAGATGTTAGCCATTGCTGACATTGAGAAGTTGTAAAATTGAAACGGAAGTGTAGCGATTGGCATTTCCCACCGAGCATAGCCCGGAAAACTTGGGTCTTCTTGTATATTTGGCATAATTTTACGCGCATTTTTGATCTTAAGAAACACAGAGCCATCTGCATATTTAAACCTAGTAGCAGGTGAAGAAGTAAGAATTGTATTTGCTATGTTTTGAGACACAGCGGCCCTAAATGCCACAATTGTTTCTGTTGGAACGCCAGAGTTTGCCCACTCAGATATATTGCCAACGTTTAAGCCTCGGTCTGTCATTTCTGTTGGCGCTTTTGCAATTGCTTTTAAATGCTTTGGGTCAAGACCATACCTTGCAGCAAATTCTAGCTCAAAGTTAGACGTTTTACCTGCTTCTACATTTTTGGCTATCTGTATAAACTTATGAACGGACAAAGTTCCCGATATAGTTTTTAGGCCAACAGTCATAGGGCCAAGTCCGTTTGCAATAAAGCCTATATTCTTTACTGAGTTCCAAATATCAGAACCGACCTTAACACCAGTCTCTTCTAGAACCCTTTGCTGAACAATGCCTAAAGAAAGCTCTACAGCCTCGCCATAGATTCCTTTTATTTCGTGAAATTGACGCTGAACAGAAGCGCTTTCCATTGCACCAAGCGATGCTCTGAATATATCTTTAAAGCCATGCTCCATAACCATCTTTGGAATATCGCCAATTGCAGTAATCCCTGCACCGCCAAGATAATTCAAAGAAGCATACTCTTTTAAGAACTGCACAGCTTTTGCAGACAGGCTTGTTGGATTATCAAGCGTGGATGCCGTTACACGCCTATAAAGAATTGTAAGGTTTTGCCTTAACTCATTAACATCCTCTAACTTCATGCCATTAGAAAGCAAATCACCAGTAAGCTCGTCTGCTAGCTCGTCGTAATTTTGCTTAAACATATTCGCAAAGTCAATTTTGCTTCCCATTCTGGTGTTATATGTCCGAATTACCTCACGGACATTTGTATTTATAAAGTCAACAACCTCAGAGTTTGGGATGGCAATAGCTCTGCTTGGGAACTTAATGCTTTTAGATGTCGGAATGTCAGAAGGAACGTCATCGCTAAGTATAGAGCGAATAACTGAATCAACGTATTTATCTTGAGCCTCCAAATCACCTGTTAAATCTGCTTTTTCATGCAGACCAGTCTTATTATTGTACTTTACTCCAAACGGATTTTGCCTGATCCAGTTTGTAAGTATTGTTCTGAATGTCTGAGAGCCTTTTTCATCTAATTCTATAGCTCTGTGATCCCACATACGCATAAAGTAGGGTTCTTTTTTGCCCATAGGCCGAATGTCGCCGCTTGTTACATATGCTAAACTGTTTTCAAGCTCTGCTAGGTCTTCCCTATTTCTTATTATTTGGGCGCTCCAATATTCTTCTGCGTCTTTATATCCGTTTTCTTTTGCTCTTTGCAGCCTATCCTCGGCATGATCTATTTTGCTTTGTTTTTGGATTATTCTTGATTGTAAAAAATTACTTGAGCCAATTACACCTGCCCCTGTTGCCTCATTTCTCATTCGGTCAAAGTATTTTTGAAACAACTCTGCGGCTTCTTTCTCTTTAGCCGTCAAGTTTTCGCCAGTAATATGTTTTATAAGCGCTCTTTCAGCCCACTTGTCTAAACTTACACTTGAGCGCGTTGCCTTGCGAACAAGATTTGGCGCAATGCGTGGAGCGTCAGTTGCCTCCTTCCAGATTCGAGTAAGCTCTGACTCAAACTGAATAACGTCTGCTCTTCTAAGTTGGTTTTTTATGTGAACACTTGGCGGCAGAGTCATGCCTAGTTTTTGCCCTGCGTAAAGCAAAGAACTATCACCTGCTAAAAGCAATGAGGATTTCTTAAATCTATTTATGGCTTGCTTAAGCTCTGGTGAAGCGTTCTCAGGCAACTTAAATCGAGCAATTGTTTTTATTGGCGTTGGTAAAATGTCTAGCTTATCAAGAAAACTTGCAGCAAGACTATAAGGGTCTTCTGAAACGGTAAGACCTTCATCTAACCGCCTCTTGTTCATTTCATCAATAACAATATCTCTTTCTTTAGTTGTCTTATTTAAACTGGAAACTAAGCCATCTAATGTTTCAGACCCCAACACAGGATGAACCCCGTCCTCCACTTCTGCAATTGTTTTTGCAATTCCGTGAATCCTTTGGGTCATATTCTGGACTTCTGCTGTTAGCTCTTGATCGCCAAAGCTTTTAAACGGCCTTTCCATTTTTGCGCCAGAAGCCAATCTTGCTTGAAGCTCTCCAAATTTTTCCATTTCGAGAATAGTTAAAGAGTGATCTTGTATTCGGCGGTGTGCATCAGTCATTGCACCGTTGAACATACCTTTGCCTTTTGCGATGCCAAACCCAAGGCCGCTTCCTAATACCGCAGAAGCGCCAATATAAGCCGCACCCTCGCGCCAATCGTAATCAGGCATACTTGAGTACCGAATAGCCTCTTCCCCTGCTGCAATAGCCGCTGCAGTGCCTCCAAGGTTTATTGCTTGCTTTGCAGCAGTAACGCCTCTTGCAAACCTAAAAACTGGAATAGCGGCAAGGGGATCAAGAAGACCTGCGGCAAGCGTCTGGCCTACAGAAGCCTTGCTCGTCACGCCTCTATCTGCTTGCTTTTTTAAATAAAGCTCCTTCTTTACATCAAACTCTGCTTTTGTGGCAGCAAGCATAAGGTCTTCTTCAATTGGCTTATAGAAAGGTTCTACCACACGATCAAACTCTTCTCTTTCAGCCCATCTATTATAAAGCCCATTTGAAACAACAGGGTCTTTCCAATAAGAAATGTTACTGTAAACAGAATTTGTAAGCGTAGGGTTAAAGAATGAAGTTCGCTGACCAGTAACGGGCGTTAGAATATATGGTTCTGCCATTATTTTTCCCCATCCAACATTTTCTGGATTTCATCTAAAATAAAGTCAGGAACTTCATCAACACTTTTATAGCCAAGAAGCTTTCTGTAAGCGTCAACTCTAGTTATATAATCTTTAGCAAGCTCATTTGACTTTGGCCCATAACCTGTGTCGTATTTTTTCTGTGTTCTGATCCAATTTAACGTTCTACTTTTTACTTGAGACAGCCTATTTTTTTGTGTGTAAGTAAGGCCATTATCGTCGCCCTCTGTTACAAGGTCTATAAGCGTATCACCTAATGATTTTGTTTCGGTTTTTACTCCCGAAAGGTCTTGCAATTTGCTTATAAGAGCTTGCTCATTTGCAGTTCCAACGCTTTTTACAGCATTTTTGTAATTTTCTTCGCCAAATTCAGTTATTAACTGTTGCTCCAATTGACCTAGATTTGTTTCTTCGGCCCCAGACTCAGTATATACTTCTGGCTGTTCTTCAACTCCATAAAACTGTTGCTCAAGGTTAGTAAGTTCAGCCTCGAAAGATGCTTTCAAATCATTAAGGCCAAAAGCAGAGCCAACAACTTCGTCAACACTTCCATCCTGCCTCATTCTAAACACCATCCATATAGGATTTGCAGCATCGCTAGATGGGTGAGCGCCAACAAAAGCACGATCAACCTGATCTAACTCAGCCAAGTGATTCGTTAGATTGCCAAACAAATCCTTTGTTGTTTGAATCGGATATATGTCTGGGTCGTGCCTCATTTGAGTCACAGTAACTTTTGAGTTTGGATAATATTTTACAAGCCTTTCTTGGCCTATATTTAAAATATTAATGTTTTGGAGCTTTTGCGCTATAAACCTATCAAACTTTGGCTTGTCATCCGCACTAAGATAATCAGTCCAATGAAGAGCCGAAAACTCACTGCCACCAGTAAAGATCGAATAAGCATTAGGGTCTTCCACAAAACCTGTTTCATAAATGCCCTTAACAATTTTTTTCCAATTATTGCCCCCGATTTGATTTGCTATAACCGCAGCCTCAATAACAGGAGTAATGCTAGGAATTAATTGAGATGGAATACTTGCGGCTAATGCCAAAGAAGTAGCATCTTCAAAATTAGTCATGCCTTTAAACTGTTCTTTAGTTAAATTTTGGGCAATTAAAACTTCATTTATAAACCTGCCAACACCACCTTGATAAGATGCTGACACCAAATCAGCCATTGAGAACACTTTGAGCTTGGCTATATCTTCTTGGCTTAGATCGCTATCAATACCCAAATATGCAGGTTTAACTTTTAGCCTTCCATCTTGAAGAAAAAAGAACTCTTCCCTTAAGTGCATAGCAAAGTTTTCTGCCTGTTGGTCATTTAACTGACCATCAAGAAGGCTTCTTGCAGAATCCACAATAAGCATATTAGGAAAATACGGATTGCCCTTAGAGTAAGTTAAGAAATTGCCTATGCCTTTAATTTCTGAAATCTGTTCACTTGACATTGTGTATAAATCAGGAAAGTCACTTGGATTAAGGCCAAGCATTTCAGCAGCAGTGTTTGTAATACCCCTTGGGTCTTTTAATTGTTCAGAAGTAAATGGTGTTTTAGCGTCAATTTTAGCCTCTAACTCAGTTTTTGTACGCGCTTTTTGTGCTGAATCAATATCTGCACTTTCGTTTGAGGCAAGACCTGAAAGAACAGATGTAATTTGTTTATTATTAAAACGAACAGGAGTACCTTTAATGTTTAATTGAGCTTTATTTACAGCGTCAGCAATTAGCTTTTCTTCTTGTGTAAGCTCTACTGTAACATCCCCTAGAAAAAAACTTTCTAACCTTTGTAAAGATTCTACTTTTTCGCTTGGATTTTGAGAAAGACCCCCTAATGTTTTTCTCAATTGAGAGTCAGCATAATCATCAACAATTTTTTGCGCCTGTGAGGTTAATACATCTATACTAGCCCCAACCGCATCCCCCTCCCTTACTAAAGCTTTCCCAACATCTTTAAATTTTACACCAGAGCCAGCTCGACCTACAAGGCCTGACGCAAATTCTTTAAAACCTTCTAAATCATCTTCATTTTGTTTAGCGGTTATTGCGTTTGAAATTTCTTTCCAAGCGCTTTGATACTCAGTCCCAATTAACTTTTCTGAGCGAAATGTTTCTTTAAACTTCTCTGCAATTGCTTTTGCATCACTTAACGATGTTGTGTTCAGCTTTATACTTTGCAAAGTAGATGTCTGAAGCCGATCCATAGCCAACGAAAGTGCAGCTTTTCTATCTTGCTGTACAGTTGTGGCTATTTTTTTCCGACCAGTTAAAAAATCCTTAAATGGAGTTGGGTTCTCCATCATAAGGTCAAAATACAGATTAGCGTGTTCTTTTGGCAGTATGCTAAAAAGAACTTTTGGGTCTTTAATCCCATCAATTAGAAAAGAAATCTGCTCTTTATTTAATACAGTATGGCTAACACCGCCTTTTGCTGGTCCTTTTTTTGGCTTTCTAGGCAAAGAAAGCAATTGAGACATAAGACCTGCGGCAAGCTGTTCTTTCTGCTTTATTACTGCCGTCTTTAGTTTGCCAAAAGCTTCAGCGCCAATGTCAGCCTGATAATAAGCAGCTTCATCAAGCAGAGTATCCATCTGCGCCATAATGCTTTTTACTTCTATTGGAGTAAAATTTCTGCCCTTAATGTAAGCTTCGGCTGATGTGTCTTCAAATATTTGAGTGTTATCGAAAACTTGCTGCTTAAGGTCAGCGACAAAAGCTTTTTGTTCCTCGGCTATCCGCGCTTGCTCAATTCTTCTTTGTTCGGCAAACACTGCGCCAACATTTGAAGCCGCGCTAAATTCTGTATTCAGATCAGCAGAAAGAGAAACAAAGTCTGCTTGTGTAAAGTCATCAGAGAGCAGCATAACTTGCTTTAGCGCGTGTTGAGCTTTTTGTGGCAGTATATCCATTATTGCCTTGCTGCCGCCTACTTGAAGGTAGGTTTGTATCATGCCCGAAAACTCTGCGACTTCTGGCTGCTTTAGTATAGTTGAGATTCTTCCTTTAAGGAAAGCTGTTTTTGCCGCTTTAAACTCTTCTATAGACTTGTTGTTAGTCGCAATCCCTAGCGTTTTGAAGTCTTCAAACTGTGTGCCAACTGCGGTTTGTGTTTGGTAAAACTCATGAAAGTCACCATCGCCACTTGCACCTGAGTTATAAGCCGACTCATAGAAGTCATTTAAAAGCCGAGAGTAAGCAAGTCTTGTTTCTTCTTGCATTTTTTGGATTTGCAAAACTTCAAGTTGGCTTTCGCCTCTGGTTCTTGCTGATGCTCCTGCGTCAACAATGACTTGTTTGTAATAGCCAGACGCATCTTGCCCAATACCTTCTAGGTAAGCATTGAGGGTCTGCTCAAATAACTCTGGAGCATTGTCTTCAACAGAAACCTTTTGTGCAATCTCATTGGCTTTTGCTGATATTTGATCGCTTACAGATGTTTGGAAGCGTTGAAGAAGAACTCTCTCAAAAGCGTTTTTCCGAAACTCCCCCATGTGATCTGCTTGTTGAGAGGCAATTGGTTTTTTGGTATCTGGGTCAAAGGAGAGTATTTCATTAATTCCAAGCTCTGCTGCTTGTAGCTCACCTGACTCAATAGCTTTGTTTTTTTCAAACTCAAAAGCTCTGGCTCTCATTTTGGCGGCTGACTCTTTTACAGCCTGACCAATTTCTTGCCCTGCAACTGGAACTCTGGTAACGCCAATGGGCGCAATCCCAAATCTTTTTTGTTGTCTTACAATAGCCATTATTGAGTCTTCTTCCAATCAAAGTAGGCTTCACCACCAGTCGTTGCAGCTTCCATCATTGAAGCATAGAGGCTTTCTCGACCTTTTCTCATTGTGGCTGCACCCTGTTGTTTCATAGCAAGCTGATTTATTCTTGCCATAATTGCTACATCTGAAATGTCACTCCCAACAACTGCTTTATCAGCCCTTTTTTGAGCTAACGCAGATGGATCAGATACATCACGACCAAATTTACTATACAAAGCGTCTGCACTTTTAACCGCGCTTTTAAATGCGCCTATCGCTGCTGTGCGCGTTTGTATCCCTTGCGCATTTGCAAGTTGAGATTCAGTGCCAATATTAAACGTTTGAAGCTTTGCTGTTTGATAAGCGCCTATCCCTTGGATTAAAGCACCTCCAGCTTGCATTAAGCCTAATGCTAATTGAGCGCTCATATTATTAACTCCGCGATTATTCCATTGACCTGCATAGTAAGCGGGTCATCTTGTTCAATTGTAACCTGTGGGTCACGACTATAACCCAGAGAGCGAAACTCTTTTTTACCAGTAAATCCAGAGGCCATCGTTGGCGTTCTGCTGTTTACCTTAACTGAGTTTGCGTTCTTTAAGTCTAAAACAATGTTGGTAATTCCTCTCGCACTGCCAGTTGCAGGGCCATTGCTTACAGCAACATCAACAGGATTTGTTATTATTTTAGCTGTGTACTTCTTGCCTACATAGGCGTGAGTGTAACTTGATGCCGAGTGCGCAGACAAATCAACCTGATTGCTTCCATTTACAGTAAAAGCTCCAAGCGAATATTGCGTGGAGTCTTTAATAGCAATTACATCAACAGAATCGCCAGAAGAATATACAGCGCTTACATCAACAACATTAGTTGATATTGCACCATACAACCAGAAATCCAAACCAACCTCAGTATCAAACTCACAAAGCTTTAAGTTACCATCTGAATCATAGACATTAGCAAACAAGCGATCCTCAATGCTGCAAACCGATCCAAATGTGCCATTGGCTACTACCCTAGTCCATGATGCTCTCTTCTCTGCTCTGTTTGAGGAAAACAAAGCAAGGTCGCCATTGTTAAGAGTTAAGGCAGCGTATGAATCTGGAAGGCCAAAGCCGCTATGAACAACGGCTAAATACTTTGGGTTATCTATTAAGTGAGAGGCAATTGTTGAGATAGCTGTAGCTGTATAGGCTTCCTCTGTGTCGGTGTAGATATACTCCCGAATAATCCTACCATTATTCTGCACAAAGATTGTTGCGCCGTCTATTGACGTAGGCTCAACGTGTTCGACCCCATATGGTGTCTGCTTTCTTATCTGTGCGTTGGTCGGCGTAATGGCTTGATTAAGGTAAGTTGGAATATAAAGCTCATTAGATGCAGTGAAGACTTGCAAGTCTCTGTTTGAAACAAGATACCTTATTTCATTAACATCACCTGTTGCAGCTACCATAGAGATAGAATCTGTATCTGCTGCATCGCCTACGTCAAAGTTAAAGAACTCGCCAATCTGTGACATCCAAATATTATCTGGCTCTGCTATTGTGCCGCCAAAGCAAAGGCGGTTTTCATGGAACTCTACCGCCGCAGGATAGCCCCTCTTAGCTGACCAAGCTTGCTCATCCCAATCTGCTCTAGGCGCATGGGTTACAACAGTTACCTGACCACCGCCATCTTCAGCAGAGGAAGCAGCGCCACCCGCAGTAAAGGTAAATGTGTTTTCGTCGATAATGCCGCTTACAGTTCTAGCCCCGTTTAAGTTGCCAGTATTAATACCGCCAGTTGCTGAAGCCCCAGAAAAAGTAATGGATTCACTACCTGAGAAGCCGTGATTTATCATAGTAACTTCTACAGTTGTGCTTCCGTCAATAGTGCGAAATGGATTTAAAACGGACAGGCGAGTTGACAGTTCATCTACAACATTACCTGTTGCCTGAGTTGCAGACTGAACACTGGTTATTGTAATCTCATTGCCGCTATATCTAACCACTACGCCGACATGCAGAGAGTCAGCGTAGTTGCCACCAGACTGACTGCCTGTTGTATCCCAATATGCAGCGCTTGTTGTTAAGGTTATCCCTGTTCCAGTTGTAGCGCTAGGATCAAGCGTTACGCCATGACCTTGGAACTTGGAGTAAGGTTGGAACGTATCGCTGTTATCTGCCCTTTGGTCAAAGCTATATGTAGAAACTTCAAACGCAGTAAGGCTTGTTCGCGTCAACATCCTTGGCGCAAAGAGTGGATGGCAGATAAACATAACATCACCATACTGCGATGTAGTGTATTCTTTTAAATAATCTTGATCGAAGGGAAGCGCTGCGCTACTTGTGTCCGCTGTTATAGTAGAAACAAGACTTACTGTACCATCTGTTAGAAGGCGAAAGCATCTTACTTTCTGGTGTTCTACCGAAATAATGTATTCTTCGTTTTCATCAAAAACAAATGGGAACAAATGCGATTGTTCTTTTGCAGGATTGTTTAAGCTATAGTCGTAGATAAACTTTAGGCCATAACGCTTTTTGACAGACCCCTCTGCCATAACAACCATGTTCTGTAGACTTTGTGCTGACGCATTGTAGACGGCAGTGTCAGTTCTCATAATAAGAGAGTCACTTACTTCGCCATACTGAAAGCTGCTAATTGGTATTCTGATCTTTTGCATTAGCTGCGCCTTTCAGTAATAAACCTCGAAGTGTTTAGTTTGCGCGTTGTTTGTTGCTGAGAGTCAATGTTTCTAGCTTTCATAAACAATGAAGCTGCTTTCTGCTCCATCAAGCCAGCTAACTGCGCATCCCTAGCTATTGAGATTGCAAACGATGCAGCAAGCAAAAACTGAATTGGCGTTGTAAAGTAAGAAGGCCAGTTGGATTCAGCTTCACGCTCAACATAGTCTAAGACTACAGTATCTGTTGAAGTTGCATCACAGAATATTTTGTTCCCATAAATATCGTATTTAATAGCAGTATCGTTAATCGTTACGCCTATTACGGTAATGCAGGAGGCAGGTATGTGATAAGCGGCATCAAACTTACCTTTAGGGGCTGTTGTTAATCTTGTGAGATTGGATTGTGTAGTCGCGAAACGCCACCGAAAAGAAGCAAACGATGTACGAACAATGTCTTCATAAAGAGCGTTTGCAACTTTTGCCTCTACTGTATCAGCCGTAAAATCAGTAATGGCATCTGCGCCAATAAGATATAAGGCGTTGGTTGCAACTTCTATTGCGGAATCTGCTACTCTTGGCATGGCAGTATGGGGGCCGAAGCCCCCACCCCTTAGTTGTTATCTAAGACTTCAAAGACGCCATCATCGTCAATAACGACAGCCCCCATTGACATCATAGATGTTGCAAGGTGAGAGACCTTCTCTGGGACATAGTTAATCTCAGTTTGGACATCAGCATTAATGCCAAGCCCAACAGCCGAAGTATGGTAGGCAAAGTTCTTGCCCCCTGCTACTGCTGAGGTTGAGAAAATCTTAAAGCCCAAGAACTCTTTCATTGTCATGCCACCTGCAAACGGTAGGTTTTGAGGCCCAACGTAATCTGAGGAGGCAAATTCAGTGATTGAGAACAGATCAGCAAATCCCGCAGGAGACATTGCTAGATAGCGCTGCCCATCTTCTGGGACATCTTCTGATCCGAATGTCTCAAAGAGAGTAAGCAAGTCTGCTTTTACAAGCGCACCACCTGTATCAGCGACCTGAGTGCTATTAGCACCCGCGTCTAGTGCGGCAATGATAAGCTCATCAGTCTTACGACCAAGCGCAGCAGCAGCAGACTTTGTTACAGCTTGGCGCTCGTTGATGTTGATTTTCAACTCATCTAGTTTATCAATGTACTCTGGAGCATACCAGTCAGCCATAGTGACTTCGACGGTTGAGTGCGCCAGTTCCATTGCGGTTATGTTGGCATTACGAGATTTCGTAGTTGCCGCGCCTTTTCCGATTACTTGGAAACGAGCAGTTGAACCTGTGACATTTGTAGACCGACAAGTGTTCCGTAGTTTAGAACCCATACGTTGGTAATCTAAATGCACTTCGGCTTCAAACTGCTTGATAAAGGCATTGTCAATTGTATTAGCCATTTTTACAGTCCTTGTTTGAAGTTGCAGTTTACAACGGGTGTCCACTCTCGCACTTCAATAAGGGTATCCTTTCGGGCCTTTCAGTGCATTATGGGCCGTAATGAGCTATCGTAAACATTCTTTTTGTTCGGATTGCAACGCACAAATTCAACATACTTGTTTTCTCCGACCACTGAAGTGCCGACAGGTTCAAAGCCAAGCCAAGCTGCCCACTGCAATATCCCCTCATAATCGGCTAGGATAGTCATGGTCATGTTGGGCTGAGTCTTGTCAAAGAAGTTAACCAACATCCTTGATCCACGCGCTAGCATAGTGAAGTTTTCTTTTATTTTATTTGAGAACATGCAGAACATTTGAGGAAAGTCTTGATCTTCAGTAAAGAACAGACCTCCAACAGCTATAAAGCTTTCGCCTTCTCGCCTTACAAGATAGCACTCGGATGTTTCGTACATCTCAATGATGGCTTGCTCAACGTCAGTGTGACCTAAGATGGCAAGCTCTCTTTTATTTTCCCTACTCAAGTTGGCAACAACTTCATCAACATGACGTAAGGTAAAGGGGGTCATATAATAACGCCCCCTTTTTAAAATCTTAACCTCTTCTTGAGTAAAGGGCTTGGTATCCTTCGGTGACTTGCTTGATGAAGTGAGGGTCGCGGTCTTTATGATATCTTGGGTCACTCATCATCTCCCTTAGATCGGCCTCACTTTGACCTGCTGTTGATTGCGCTTCTGCTGCAAATGAACCGTCCTTCATTGCTTCCATTATTGTTTCAAGCGCAAGGATTCCTTCGTAGCTTTCACACATGCGCTCTACGGCAGGGATTGCTTCAGTAGGAAAGAACTTATCGGCAAACATAGATGCCGCTTGTATACGGTCATTTGCATTTTCACCTAGCTTTGCGGCTTCGCCCTCAAGGTCTGGCTGTGCGTTTCCTACAGCTTGGGAGTACATTTCAATGCCTTTATTAAACTCTTCCTGAGAAAACCCATTTTCAAAAGAATGTTCAGCCCACCACTGTAAAAGCTCATTGTCTACAGCAGACTCTTGGTCAACGCTTTCTGGCAGTTGATAATCACCTGCTGACTCTGGCCTCTCGCTAAAGGCTTCGGTCTGAATCTCTTCGATGATCTTAGATCGAATGTCTTCATCTTTTGTGCCAAGCTTTGACTCTAGCTCCTTATACGCTTTAGCTAAGTCCTCACCTGTGCTGTATTTTTCGGGCAACCACTCTGGTCGTTGTGGTTGGCTGTCTTCTGCTACAACGAAATCACGCTCTTCTGTAGGCGCTTCTACGGCTGTTGCTTCGGCTACTGTCTCGTTCATTTGTTCTTACTCCTGTGCGAATGTGAGATACGTTGCTCAATAAGGCCAACGAGATAACGTTGACCTTCTATATGTCGCAACTCTTCTGTAGTCACATTAGGCCCATTAACCATTTCGATTGTAATGGAGCGCAGATAACGCAGGACTTCCTGTCCTGTGGGCGAACTAAATACATGGGCGATATTGTGGCTTACCTCCACATCTTTAGCAGAGGGTCTTTGTATTCCGTCTATCCCAATATTAACCTTGTTCGGCAACCATCTGTCCCTGTTGCTGTTGCTGCTGCGCCATTTGCTGCGCTAATGCAGCTATTTGTTTACGCTGTTCTTCATCACGAATCAAGCTTTCTGGTACACCAAACTTTTTAGACAGGTGAATTGCAGTCTGCTCACCATCAATTAGAAGCTGCAACATCTCAGGGCCAAACGTCCCACCAACTAATTCTAGGAATCTTGCTACGCTAGAAATGTCTTGGTTTGCTTGTGCTTGGGCTAATGGGGATACAGATCGAACCTTAACCTCTCTGCCATTAACTGTTGGCACTTCAATGCGACCCTGCTTCTTAAGAATATAGATCACACGCTGCAATACTGGCTGAACTAGCTCTGCTTGCAATCTGCCGAAAGCTGCGCCCATTCTGCGAGACAGGTCTGCCATACGCTCTGCGACTTCTGTTGCAGTTGCGGGTGTGGTGTCAGGCTTGCCGAGCATATCATTGTATAAAGCTTGTTTAATGTTGTGACGCATATCGCTAAGAACAAGCTGCGCAACATCAAACTTACCTGCTGCTTGGATAGGCTGAAGGCCAGTTGACCCCATAGCTTTCGGTATGATTGTGCCGGGCACTAAGTTTATCGTGTCAGGGTTGATTACACCGTCATCTTCCATCTGATATATGCCAGAGATCGACATCTGCGCGTTCTCAAGTATCAACTGAATGGTAAGGTTGGTTGTCTTGATTGAAGACAGGGCATTAAGTAGTGGCCCTCGCCCATATACTTCACCTGCGCACTTTCCCCAACGAAAGCAAACAAATGGATTAGAACCCAGACCGCTTAATTCCTTCGTATATAAGCAGGTGCTTGTTGTCAGGCAGATAGCGTAATGGAGATAGGAGTATTCGTTCTTTTTGGAGTAGTCTCTACAAACAATCTCAAGAACGGTAGTCTCTTGCTCTTTGCCCATCATGGCTTGCACCTTTGGGCTAAACTTGCCCTTCGGGTACATTAGCTCAAGATGATCGAACTTAACCTTCTTGCGCTCACGATAAACGTGGTCAATCTGTCCATTAGGACCATTCTCAAGAATTATATGCGGAAGTGGTATAGCCGAGAAGTTAATAGGATTAACTGCATCGCCTTCTTCTACGCAAAGAATACCAGTGCCAACTGCTAAATCCATGAAAGATTCATGCACTTCTTGGCTAAAGTTTGAGTTTTGCAAAACCTCAAAAACATATTCAGTTACTTCATCTAGCTGATTGTCTACGGCTTCTCTTTCGCTCTTGGGTACTTCACTCCCTGCCATAAGGTCAGCCCATCGCGCAAAGTTAGGAACTATACCAGACTGTAGACGGCTAGCAAATTCTTGAACTCCAACTACAGCCGTCTCGTCAAAGATTTTTTCATCTCTGCGCTGCCCTGCCTCTTCGTAATAGAATGATTCTCGTTGAGGCAACGCATACTCATAGCACTCTTCAAAAAGCGGAACCCATTTATCCCTTAAGGCTTTAGCCTTGTTGTACTTTTCGATGTACTTTTTTGCAATTGGATCATCAGCCATTAGCTAAACCTACCTAAAAATCCTTGACCAGCTGCTCTCATAAGCGATCTGCGACCTGCGCCACCGCGCATACCACCTCGGCGTTCAGTGCCTGACTCAATAGCTTCTTGGATGTCTTCGCGCTTTTGAGTAGCAGATACTTCTTTTACTTTTTGCTCCGCTGCATCTGCCTCAACGCGCTGTTCAGCAGCAACTTTCTTCTCTTCTTTTGAAGGCCCAAAACACATAACGCGCTCCTTTATTTTTTACATTCGTAACCATAGAACAAGATAAATCACAATGCACAAACTACATTCTTGCCCAAAACCCCTGCTTTTTAGTGCGTGACTGCTTAGAAAAGACATCAAAGCTACGCCTTGCAACAGATACCTTTGCAGGTTTTTGTGTATTCATAAGCGCTCGACCCTCACCTGCACCCAAGAAAAGATACTGTGCAGCATCGTGAACGTGGCTAAACATATTCTTGTCTGGCTTGTCTGCGTACCTTTCGCCAGAAACTTCCATGCGCTTGTACGCATAGCCGCCCTCAAAGCCTTTGATTAGCTGTGGGCATCTGCGATCAATTAATAAAGCAGGTTTACCTTCGACCATCTTAGTCAATTGGGAGGAGACTGACTCAAGCCGAAGGTCAACGGAGTTGGAAGGCGCAGGGAACGCCCTCAAACCTGCTCCGCGCAAGATGTGAAATGGAGTAGATTCATCAGTCTGTGCGCGGAAATCACCTGCGGGGTCGCCATAGATTATTACTTCCGACGCTGCCGCAAACCTTATAGCTAGCTCGTTTCTAAGAACTTCGGCAAAACGCACGATGCCCATGTCTACGGCCACAATTTCGGATTGAATAAACCATCGCCCTCGAACCTTTTGTCCAAGCACTGCCGCAGGGGTCAAGCCAAAGTCCACGCCAACATATACTGGAGAATTTGCAGCTACTGGTATTTCTTCTTTTGCTATGTGCACTTCTGCTGCAAACATCGGATAGACAGGTTTTCCATCTTGGATGTGGCCCAGACGATTCATCACATACACATCTATCCATGATTTAGTCTTACCCCTTATCAAATTGGAATAATAACTCTTGAGCATGTTCTTGGTGTTTTCAGCCTTAGGATTTGGCTCGTAGTCTTCTATCTCGCCCTCTTCACCCTTCTTCTCAACCATACCGCAGGGTTGGGTATAGAAAGACCAGTTGTCTGGCTTAACCAACATCTTAGCTTGCTCACGCGGTATATGATCTGGCACTGGAACTTCACCTGCCATAATCGGCCACCAGTGATCTTCTTCGGGTGCGTTGGTATCGGCAATGACACCAGTCCAAGTAGGGCCGCCATCACGCATAGAAGGAAAACGCCCAACACGCATAGTGCAAGCGTCAATAATGCTCTTGGCAATTTCTCTAGCTTCATTAATCCAAACGCCAGTCAGTTCTAAGGATAGCAATTTCTTCACATCTTCGGGGCGGTCTAAGGCTAAGAAGATAACCTCAAGGTCAATGTCGCCCTTCTTAATGTGATGCGTATATGGCACTGACCAAGTGAACTTGCCCCAGTCTGATTCTGGAAACCAGTCAAGCCATGTCTTGATGGTGGTAGTTCTAAGTTGAGGATTGGTATTACGAATGATTGCCCATCGGCTTTTGCGGATTCCGTCTGGCCCTTTGCCCTGTTGGATTGCGCGGCGAAACACTTCTACACAACAGCCAACGGATTTGCCAGAACCGACTGGCCCTCTTACGCCACGAAAGAATGTATCGTCTTTCATAAATCCCTTGAGGACTTCCCCATCGGGTTTGTATTTGAAGTCTATCATCTAAGCCCTTTGTCCACTCCAGAGCGAATCATATTTTCAACCACCTCTGGGGCAATGCTATCAATCAGCTTATCGCACTCATGGTCGGTAACAAAGTGATGCCCATGCTTTGCAATGACGCTTGATAGATGAACCTTGCGAACAATGCCGCGAAGCATATCACGGTCTTGTTGAGTAATTGTAGAAGTAAAGCTCACTTCTTTTTCTTTTTCTTTTTAGGCGCAGCTTTCGATTCATCAATGTCAGGCGTAGAAGGATTGTCAGCCTTGTACGACCCCTTGGCTGTTCTTGCCTTCACTGGCTCTGGCCCTTCAACCAAACGCTTGCTATCAGCCATGCGCGTCTTGCCAGTATAATGAATCCCTGCAATCGTATGGGTTTCGCCAGTCCAAAGTTCGTTAGTGTGTGCAATATAAAAAGCCATGATTCCTCCCTATGGTATTTTATCCCTGTCAGCCTCTTGCTGCTTTGCGTCAGACTTAAACATCTGCCGTTCCATTTTTTTTATTCGCTGTAGCAAAGAATGGTGACGAGCAGTTATAGTTCTTTGACCAAGCTTCCTCGCTTCTTCCATGTTGTCTTCAAACTTCTTGCCTTTAAAGTACCTCGCAAAAAGCCGCTTGGCTTTATAAGGGTATTTACCTTTAAGTTCATTCTCAATAGCGTCAGCCGCATCAGTCAAAACGGTATAGCGGTAATTAAAACGATCTTCTGGCTTTTGTGGATTAGGCATCAGTATTTACTCTTTAGCGCTGTAAGCATTGAAGACTGCATCGCGCCGCCGCTTGGCTTTGGAACATCCTTCATCTTAGGCTTGCTTCTTTTAATCTTGCTTTGAAGCAAAGAAGGAAGAGGGCCATAGTCAATCTTCATTTCCTTATAGTAGTCTTCTGCGCTTTTACCACCGCCACACATAACTAAGCCTTTCCTGCTTTAGCGTTCCTTTTAATAGACCGATTAGCCGCCCTAGCTATAGAGCGCAAATTCTTAGAAGAGTTGTCTTGCGGATTGCCATTCTTGTGGTC